CTTGGAAGGGTGGTCGAGTGGTTGAAGGCTCTAGTCTTGAAAACTAGCGATGTGAAAGCATCCGTGGGTTCGAATCCCACCCCTTCCGTTATAACCTCCCCTAAATATTAGGGGAGGTATTTTTGTATGGCATTTACAAAAACGACAGCAAAAGAAATCCTGTTTGGATTAGACGGTCAGGGATTCATGAGAAAGAATCACCAGGCAAGTCTTGAAGGTATACTAGAAGCGGCTGGTATTAATGCCAACTGGTTTGTTGATAGAAATAATTGGAGCATGAAACATTGGCCTAATCGTGGAGCACGTGGAGACGCCAAGCAGATTGTTCTCAAGACAGATGCCAATACAATTAATAATATCATTGGTCATATGAGATCCAATGCTAGTAGAAGAAAGATTATTGTAGACTCTAGAATACATAGTCACATCACCATTAGGTATGAGTTTGGTGGTAAAGAAAAACCACAGATGGTGAAGTTTGAACAGACTGGTAAGGTTACTGACGCTAGTGGAAACAAAGTTAGTGACGCTGCTATGACTGCCATGCAAGAACTTGGTTCTCTGTGGGTTTTTAAAAGATCCATTCAAGATAATAAATCTTTCAACAGTTGGCAAGATATTAAAAACGATAAAGAGACCTATGATGAGTTGGTAAAGATCTGGACTTTGATTGGTAAAGTTGCTACTGGTCCTGGTGATGAATGGTTAGAAGTATTCTACAAACAGAACAAAGCTTTCTTTGCTGAAATTTCTAAACCAAATGTGAGAGCAATGAATGAATTTACCAGGGGTTCTAGTCACGCCAACAGTACAAGATATACTATTCCTGGATCTAAACAATCGGATACATTTATGGACTACATTAGCAAACATGTTGCTAAGAACTTTGGTATCAGTCAGAAAGACAATTGGAATCCTGCTGACATATGGTTGATTAAAAATGAGAAACATTGGAGAGATAGGATTGATAATGAAACTTCGGTGAATGGAAACAAAAGCAGTTCTAGTGTTAATATTAATCTACAACAATGTAATGATATCCTCAGGCAAGCATACGCTGCTCATGATATCATTGGCATCTCTTTGAAAAAAATTGGTTCTGGTCAGAATGCTATTTACGAAGCAGTAAACACCACCCAAGAGTTTGTAAGCAAGAGGAGTGATCTTAACTACAAGAAAACATACATGTTCAATGGTGCCAACTGTTATTTGGATAGGAAGGCTGATGGATCTATTAGTCAGGATACTATTGTCAACGTTGGCGCTGGAGAATCTACATACAAGTTCCAAGTAAAGGCAAACAGTAGTTCGGATAGAAAAGGATCTGGACTCAAATATGAAGGAACTCAAGAAGGTCGTGGCGCTGCTAGATTGGGTAAAGCTACTGTTAGTTTGGTTCTCGATTTGATGAAAACTTATAACTTGACTTTTAGTTCTGATAAAAATGATTATCCTTTTTCTGTTGCTGATCTAGAACGACAGAAAAGTGAATACATACGACGACTAAAAATCTTGAAGACTAATAAAGTCAACCTTGCCAGGAACGATACTTCGTTTAGTCCAGAAGCTGCTTTTGATAATTTATTATATTTGATGGGCACAGAAGCACATGTTGCCAACTCAAAGTGTCAGCAGATTACATGGTTGTCTGAAGTTCTTACACTCAACGATGAAGATAGAAGAAAGTTTCTGGCAGACCTAGTATTTCTTTCTAAGAAAGAAGGTGAGCGTTATGGACCGTTCGGAAAAATTTATTGAGGACACTATGGAAACTGTCCACTCCTCCTCTCCATTGCCAACCTCGGTGCTAGAATAAAACCATGACAAAGAACACACACCTAGAGCACATCGAAGATCTCATGCTCATGTTTGGCGAGCAGGGGGTGAAAGAATCGTTTGGATATATTGATGACCTAGTAAGAACTTTCTCTGGGGATCCTAAGAATACCAAAAGTTTTTCTACTAAGTGGGATGGATCTCCTGCTATTTTCTGTGGTCCAGATCCTGTAGATGGACAGTTCTTTGTAGCGAAGAAAGGTATCTTTAATAAGACTCCTCAGTTGTTCAAATCTATTGAGGATATTGAGAATGATAAAATCGCTGAGGGTTTGAAGAAAGTATTTAAGTACATCTTTAAATACATGAAACCACTGTGGGACAGTGGTGAGTTGACGGATATTGTACAAGGAGATTTCCTCTTCCATGAAGGCACCCGAAAAGTTGTTCGTGATGTTCATGGTGAGGATTGTGTTATGTTCAAACCACAGTTGATCAGTTATTGTATTCCTGATCATGATGACCTCTATGACGCTGCTAAAAAATGTAAACTTTGTGTAGTGATTCACGCTAAGTATCCAGTTTCTAATGCTAAAACTGTACAAGATCTTTCTGTGAATTTTGGATTCGACGCTTCACATCTTTCCAATAAAGATCTTCTAATCATTACGCCGTTCACTTCTGAACTTGGTAAAGAGATGGTTATTACTAGGTCTGAAAAAGTAAAGTTGACGATGTGGAGAAGGTCTGCCAAAAACTTACTGCCCAAGTGCTCTTCTTTTTTAAATGAACTGGCTCCTTCACATGATGATCCATGGGGCATGGCATATTTCTTGAAGCAATACTTCAACGCTAAAGTAAGGCAGGGACAGAAAGTTGGTAGTGCTGCTGGATTCTATAGAGAATATATGAGTTACTGGGAGCAGAAATACCGTAAAAAGATTTCTGAACTTAAGCAACCACCAAAGGTTGCTGAGTGGAAGATGAGAATGTATAAGGGTATGGATTTCCTTGAGGAGAACAAGTCCGCTTTCATTGCTATGGTCGGACTATATAATACAATCCAAAACATCAAGAATATTTTCGTTCCTAAACTAGAGAAAGGTGAAAGGTTTAAAACATATTATTACAATGAGAAAGATGGAACCTATGAAGTTGGTAATCAGGAAGGTTATGTCGCTATCCGTGAATCAACTAAAGCAGTAAAACTGGTACAACGTCTTGGTGGATTCAGTCAACGTAACTTTGAAGAAATCAAATCTTGGGCCAAGAAATGAAACGAGTAGTATTTACCTGGGGTAGATTTAATCCTCCAACAATTGGACACAAGAAGTTGTTGGATAACACTGCCAGGATTGCTCGTTTCTGGGGAGCAGATTACTACATCTATCCCACACATACTGTAGATCCAAAAAAAGATCCACTAAAATCTGATAGGAAGGTTGAGTGGATGAGAATGATATACCCAACTCATGCAAGAAGTATCATCTATGATAAAGAAATAAATACATTTATCAAACTTCTCCAGAAACTTCAGGTAGAATATGATGAAGTAGTTTGGGTTGCTGGATCAGATAGAGTCCCAGCATACACTAAGATTCTTACAAATTATAATGGAACTGAATTTTCGTTTAGAACAACCAAGTGTATATCTGCTGGAACTAGAGACCCAGATGCTGAGGGTGCTGCTGGTATGTCCGCCAGTAAAATGAGAGCAGCTGCCAAAGAACTACGAACCAGTGATTTCATGGCTGGTATTCCAAACACACTTTCTTCTCAGCAAAAGATTGAATTGATGAGTGAAGTCCGTCACGGTATGAGATTGAAATGAGAAATTTTAAAGACCTTAAGAAGACAGCAGATCAACAACGTTTCCGATTAAAGGAAGTGTACCAACCAGGAGATTTGGTAATGAATGTCAACACAGGTGAAAAAGGAAGAGTACATCGATCGGGTCCTAATTATGTCATTGCTATTACTGAAGCTGGTATTATGTTTCGTGCTTGGATTACTGATATACGTGAAGTTCAAGAGACTATAAATAAAGAAAGGAAAAGTATTATCTTTACAAATAATGGAAAGGCAGAAACCAACGACTAGTCTTAGGCATAATGATGAGTTTTCAAAAGCTCTTATTGAATCTTATGGTCGCTGGATGGGCGGCGCTGGATTTGGGTGGCACTTACATCAGGAAGAAACCTACCCCGAACTACAAAAGAAAGGTGGGGAAGATGACTTCAGTAAGAAAGACCCCAAAGCGAATGCTGGCGCTCCTGACCCCGCTGTTGATCTACGTACAGGTGCTGGTGTCAAGCAATCTCATGGAGCAGAGATTAAGGATACCACGAAGGTGGTTACCAGAGAATCGTGTGGATCTGATCACGAAAAGAAAGAAAAGGAATGTTCTTCTTGTAAGGGAAAGGGATGCTCAAAGTGTGAAGATTCTATGAAAGAAGAAGTCTTCCATGAAGAACTAGTTGGTACAACTTATGAGTTTGTACTCAATGGTCAAACTTATATCTTTGAGAAAAAAAATGCTGCTGGTAAGGAGCAAGGTGCTGACGGTAAAGCTTGCTGGAAGGGTTATAAGTATGCTGGCACCGAGGGTGGCAAAGACAAGTGTGTTAAAGCAGGTTACGAACCAGAAGGTGAGCAGATTACCGAAAAGAAACTAGATCCAGTTGGCAAGGAAGATAAGGACATCGATAACGATGGCGATCATGATAAGTCTGACAAATACCTTGCTGCTCGCCGTAAGAAGATCTCTGCTGTTATCGGCGCTAAGAAAAAAATGAAAGAAGAAGCAGAACTTCGTAGGGAGATTGAAGAAGAAAAAAAGTAAAGTCGGCACACGTTGAAGTAATGCCTAGCATTGAAGACGGTGCCCAAGAAGATAAAGAAGAGAAGAGAAAACATAAGAAGTATGTTCTCAAGACTGTTGAAAAGCAGAAGATGAAAGAGGAGGCACTAGATGAAGTTGCTCCTCCTGGTAAGAAGTATGAAAGAATGGTAAAGCATATCAAAAAGAATTATCCTAAAGATAAAGAAGGTATTGCTTTCGCTACAGCCTGGAAACATAAGAATAAAGATAAATAGGCTCGTCGAGTTCTATTTACTTTTATGCTAGCTGCTGCTCTAGTGGTTGTAAAACCACTACTTTTCAAGGCTATGTCCTCTTGTCAGGTTAAAAAACTTGTTGTCGAACTCTTGGAGCGTTATGTAAAATCAACTGATAATGATGTTGACGATCTAATCGCTGCTACGGTTAAGACAGCACTGCTCAAGGAATGTAAGTGATGATGGGGGACTTAGGTCCCCTTTTTTTATAAATACAATATAGAAACGGTAATTATCTGGAGTACGTATCCAATGGCTTTGTACAGTCGTGCTGAAACGCAAGCACAATCAATTAAAGTTCTAAACACAACTGAGAAGGCTTCCGTCAAGAAGTACGAATCTGATGGAACCCTTGTGGCACATAATGGCAATACTAATTCTACTGCTGGTGCTGAGGGTAATACTGCTATTCAATCAAGAGCAGTATTCATTGATGAAGTTGAAGCAACTCTTGCTGAGAACAGAGAGCGTGGTCTTACTGCTCCTGGTTGGTGGCAGTACACTTCATATACAGATTCCTCTGGCGCTACTCGTCACAAAGCACAGCACCTAGTTTCAATGAAGGATGCTCCTGCTAACACTGTTGATGCTGATGATCCTGTTGCTGCTGACGTAGCATCTGCTATTAGCATCTCTGTACAACCTGCTGATGATAGCATTGCCGAAGGAGATCCAGGAGCATTCTCTGTAACGGCAGCTGCTACAACTGGCAGTGTTGTTTATTTGTGGCAGCGTAGAACCAGTTCTTCTGGACGCTGGACTAATGTTAGTGCCACTTTAGATGGTAGTGTTTACAGTGATTTCACTACCGATACTCTTGTAATTTCTGATGTTACTGGTTTAGATGCTTATGAGTATCGTGTCAAGTTGACATCTACTGCTGGTGCCGAAGAAGTTATTTCTGACGCAGCAGTTCTAACTGTTACTGTTTGATGACACATGATCTTCGATGAATTGACTCATGAAAATTGGGTTTTATTTGCTATTAAACATTATGATAATCCAACGTCAGTTACGTATGCTGACTTTGAAGAAGATCTAAATAGAATTAAGTATATCAAAAGATTACTTCGACGTTATGAAACGACAGGTGAGTTGAAAACCCACTTAATTTTAAATCATATCATCGTCATGTATAATGTGTTCGATGATGCTGCCACTCCTATTTTATTTTTTAAAATAGAAGCAACATATTGGCCGATCTTGAAAGCATTCATGCTTTTCTTAAATAGATTGCCAGATACTTTAAGTAAAGATGTAAACCAAGAATGTCTGAAGCAACTGAATCTAATTTGAATGAAATGATGGCGGGCAACGGTGCTGCCTTGTCAATGCCGCCCGCCTTCGTGTTTGTTAATACGAAGAAAAATCGTACATACAAAAAAAATAATCAAGATAAAGTTGACGGAAGAACTAAAGGTGCCAAACAAATGCTCTCTCGTATTAGTCAACGTAAAAAAATGAAAGAACAAGTAGAAGAAACAATTATTTCTGAAGCGGTGCCCTCGGAAACTGAGAGAGCACAAAAACAAATTGGGCAAATGAAAAAGCTCAATCGCCAAAAGGATCTTCAAAAGAAAAGAGATGAGGCGAAAAAGAAGATGCAAAACAAGACGAAAGAGATGGACACTCTCATGAAAGCTCGTCTTGCTGATTTTAAAAAGAAAGCATCTGATCAACAAAAGAAAGTACAAATGAAAAACTCTTACGAAATGGAAGGTGAAATGGTTATGGAAACAACTACGATCGATGCTCTCGATGTTGCCTTACAAGTTGCTACATCAGAACTTAATCCACAGGGAGAAACATCATTCGCTAAAATTACATTTGGTGATGGTTCCCAACAGAATCTAGATAATTTCTCTGCTAAGAGAATTGCCGCCGCCTACGCTCAGCTTGACGACGACAAACAACAACAGTTTCGTTATTTGCTGAACAAGGATGCTTCAACTTTCCAATCAGCTCTTGAGTTTGCTATCAGAAACGTTTGATAAGAGGCAGACATGGCTTTCGGTCTTCAGAAATTAGCGGTCCTTGAATCAAAGCTCGATATTTATGAAGACCTGTCTAAGGAAATGCTCGACAAACTTGAGCGAGCAGTTGCT